AGGCTTTGTCGCGATTAAAGAATTAGATATAAATGTTCAATCGGCTTCTGGTGTTTGGAAATTATCTGAACAGTATCAAGCTAAAAAAGCGGGAAATTGGCCATCTTAATATTCTGTGTCCTTTAAAGTAATTAAAAATTTTCTTAAACAAGAAGAGGCGGATTACATAGAAAGCACCATGCTTTCATTTAATTTTCCATGGTTTTATTCTGGTTCTGTAAATACTCCAGAAGATAACAATAGATTTTTTTTCTCACATTCTATAATTCATGAAGGTAATATAAACTCAACTTTTTATGATAATATTGCATCACCAATATTAAAAATATTAAAACCAAATAAAATAAATAGAATTAAATGTAATTTATTTGTTAAACAAAATGAACAAATTAAAGCTGGCATGCATACAGATATGGAAGAAGAACACATGGTTCTTTTGTATTATGTTAATACAAACAACGGATTTACTTTATTTAAAAACGGTGATAAAGTTCCTTCTATAAAAAATACAGCATTAATATTTAATGGTAAATTAAAACATGCTGCTGTGTTACAGACAGATGAAAAAGTTAGAATTAATATAAATCTTAATTATTTATGAAAATTATTAAGAATTTTTTGCCTAAAGAAACAGCTGATCTCATAGAAAAAAAAATGCTTTGTAATACCTTTGCTTGGTTTTACGAAGATTGTATTAATACAACAGAAGATAATAAAAATTTTTTTTTTACACATGCTATAATTAAAGAAGGGGTGTGTTACTCTAGATTTTATAAAAGTGTAGCAGCACCTATACTAAATAAACTACAGCCTAATAAAATATCTAGAATTAAATGTAATCTATATCCTCGAGAGAATGAACAATATATAAAAGGTTTTCATGTTGATTTGCCAGAGAAACACATGGTTCTTTTATATTATGTTAATACAAACAACGGATTTACTTTATTTGAAAACGGTGATAAAGTTCCTTCAGTAAAAAATACTGCTTTAATTTTTGATGGAAATTTAAAACACGTAGGCGTGCCACAGACAGATGAAAAAGTTAGAATTAATATAAACATTAATTATTTATGAAAATAATACAACCGTTTCAATATTTAATTGCAACTACTACTATTAATAATATTGATACAAGTCACTTAAATAAATTTGCAAAAAAAATATTTAACGAAGAACCTTCTGTTGCTGGAAGTAATTCAGGGGGGTATCAAAGTTCTAATTTATTAGAAAGAGAAGAAGTAAAAGATTTGTCTGAAAAAATACAAACCGCTATACGTCCCTATACAGGTTACTTTAATTTTAAAAACAGTTTAAAACTGTGTAATATGTGGTTGAATGTAAATGATATAAAAGATTCAAACATCTTACATGATAATCCTTTTACTAAATTATCTGGAATATTTTATAGTAACGCTTCTGAAAATTGTGGAAATTTATTTTTTTCAAACCCTGTTGAAATACAACATTTTATTAACAGTAATGAAATTAATAAATACAATTCTTACAATTCTTCTAAATATCAAATCATTCCTCAAAATAATATGTTAATTATTTTTCCATCTTTTTTAAAACACGAAGTTGCTATTAATACATCTAAAAATAAAACAATATTTTTTTCATTTAATTTAATATAATGAACGTACTTTCTATATATACTTCTCACGATGGGTGCATGACGTATATAAAAAATAATAAGATTATATTTCACACACAACTAGATAGATATAATCGTTTTAAATATTATTCCTTTCCAGTTAAGCAAACAATAAAAGAATTAGAAAAATTACCAATAGATAAAATAATATTTTCTTCTTCTAGAAATAATTCAATGGGAATATGGGAAGATTTAATAATTAACAGTAAAAAATTAAGAAATATAGATATGCATTTTTATCATTCTCAACATCATCACTTGTTTCATGCATACTGTGCATTAACATGGAATAAAAATATAGAGAATATAATTGTATGTGATGGAACAGGAGCACCTGTTGCAGGATCATTAGAACCCGAAAGAGAAAGTCAATATATTTTTAAAGATGATAAATTAAAACACATAACAACTGAATTTAATAAAATAGGTTTAGACTATGAAATTTTTACCAGTTTAACTTTTGAACATCCTATGGCAGGGGGTAAAACAATGGCATTTAGTTTACATGATAAAGGTGCAAAAAAAACACAAGAAAAATATGAAAAAAACATGACTGATTTAATTACAAAATGGGGTGTAAAAGATAATTTGTTATTTACCGGAGGTTGTGCACAAAATATTTTATATAACTCTAAGTTAATATCTAAATTTAAAAATATATTTTGCGATCCTTTTAATGGAGATTTTGGTTTAAGTTTAGGGGCTGCAAATTATTTTTTAGAAAATAAAATAAAAAACGATACTGTTTATTTAGGTATACCTCAAGATCTAGATGTTTCAATTTTTTCTAAATATAATATCTTAGATACGGATACGGAAGAAGTTGCTAAAATTTTATTAGAAGATCCTGTTGCTATATTTCAATCTAGAAGTGAACAAGGTCAAAGAGGGTTAGGTAATAGATCTTTGTTAATGAGTCCTTTGCATAAAGATGCTACAGCAAAACTTAACGAAATAAAAAAAAGAGAATGGTTTAGACCTTTTGCATGTTCTATTTTAAAAGAAAAAACTAAAGAATGGTTTGACATGACAATAGATGAATCGCCGCACATGATGTACGTATTTGATTTAAAAAAAGAAAAAGAAGGAATCTTAAAAACAGGTCTTGCTGTAGATAACAAATCAAGAATTCAAACTGTAGACAAAAATAGAAATTTAAATTATTATAATTTAATTAAATCTTTTGAAAAATTAACTCAAGTTCCTATTTTGATAAACACAAGTTTAAATTTACCTGACGAAGTGTTAGTAGAAACAATGAATGATTTAAAAGAATTATTTGAAACAAGTAAATTAAAATATATTTATTTACCTGAAATAAATAAATTAATTAAAAAATGAACTTAAAACATTATTATTGGTGTTTTCCAAAAGCTCTTTCAGCTAAGATATGTGATGATATAATTGCGTATGGAAATAAGAAAACAATTGAAAAAGGTGTAACTGGTGCAATAGACGGAAAAGTTTTAACTGAACAAGAAAAACAATATTCAAAAGAAATTCGAGATTCAGATATAGTTTGGTTAAATGATAAATGGATCTATAGACATATACAACCTTTTGTTATAACAGCAAACAAAGAAGCTAATTGGAATTTTGAATGGGATTGGTCCGAACCAATGCAATTTACAAAATATAATAACGGACAGTATTATGATTGGCATATGGATAGTTTAAATGAACCCTACAATAAACCAGACGACCCTGGTTTTCATGGAAAAATTAGAAAAGTTTCTGTAACAGTTCAGTTAACTGATCCAGATAAATACGAAGGTGGAGAGTTAGAATTTCAACCACGAATGAACCATGATAATCCTTTAGAAACATATATAGAAGAACAATCATTAGCTAAAGGAACCATAATTGTTTTTCCTTCTCATATCTACCATAGAGTAAGACCAGTTACAAAAGGAACGAGATATTCATTAGTGATGTGGAGCCTTGGATATCCATTTAAATAATTTATGTATAAAAAACAAAAATATGTAATAATTAAAAACGCAATCTCAAAAGAAAAAGCAGATTATTTATTTAAATATTTTAAATTAAAAAGACAGGTAGCAAAAACCATGTTAGAAGATAATTACATATCTCCTTTTTCAAAAGAGTGGGGTTCTTGGGCTGATCCTCAAATAAAAAATACTTATGTTATTTATGGTGATGTTGCATTTGATCTTTTATTACAAGAACTAAAACCTATTTTATCAAAAGAAACTGATTTAGATTTAGTTGAACAATATAGCTTTGCAAGATTATATAAAAAAGGAGATGAATTAAAAAGACATAAAGATAGATTTAGTTGTGAGGTTACAATTACTTTAAACCTTGGTGGAGACTTATGGCCAATTTTTATTGAAACAGATCCTACTAAAGGTAAATCAGATCTTAACAATGGATATAAATCTGATTTTACTAAAGGTGTTCAAATAGATTTAGAACCTGGTGATTTGGTTGTTTACGATGGAGTTAATTTAGAACACTGGAGAGAACCTTTCGAAGGAGAGGTATGTGGTCAAGTGTTTTTGCATTACAATACCGTAGAATCATCTATTAAACATAACAATAAATTTGATGCTCGACCACATTTAGGTTTACCTGATGATTTTTGTTCCCAACGTCTTTACTCATACGACGATCAAGAAAAAGTAATTTCTCTTTTAGAAAAATGATATTTGAAAAAAAAAACCTAGCGGATATTTTTAAAGACAAACAAGAAGAAATGATTGAACACGCTTTAAAACACAGACAAAGTGGTTATAATTTTATGATAAATAAAGATGATAATTTTGATCAGCTATATCAAATATTTTTAGATACTTGTAAGGATAGATTTGAAGGGATAGTGTTTAAAAAACCTAGTTTTAAATATTGGGGTTATGTATTAGACAAATTGTTTTTTGAAACTAAGTGGCATAATCATGTTAAAACAAGTGATTTAGTCGGAGTGTTTTATTTAAAAGTAGCTAAAACAGAACAAGGAATTGCTTTATACGAGGGTAAGCAAAAAACTAAAAAAATAGTGCCTACAAAAATTTTTAAACCCAAGGATTATGATTTAATTATTTTTAAAAATAATTTACTTCACAGGCCTTTATTGCCTTTAGATAAAGATGACTTTAGATTATCTATTAATATGGAAGTTTTTATAGACAATAGCTATAAAATATAAACACTTTTTAAAGTGGAAAAAGATTAAAAAGATTATATAAAGGTATATTATGCTACAAAAACTAGGTTTTTTACCAGGATTTAATAAACAAGTTACATCAACAGGTGCTGAGTCTCAATGGACAGGCGGTACAAATGTACGTTTTAGATATGGTACACCTGAAAAAATAGGTGGTTGGTCTCAATTAGGAGACAGTAAATTAACTGGTGCAGCCAGAAGCTTGCATCACATGGTTAATAAAGAAGGTATTAAATACGCAGCCATAGGAACTAACAGGATTTTATACGTATATTCTGGGGGAGTATACTATGATATACACCCTTTAATTAATCCATCAGGAAGTGCTATTACAAACGCATTTAGTACAACTAATGGACAATCAACTGTTACTTTAACTTTTGCTTCTGCACACAATTTTCAAGTAGGTGATATTATATTGTTTGGAGACGCGTCTACATTTACGGCTATTACAGGTTCTAATTTTACGTCTTCTACTTTTGCAGATAAAAAATTTATGGTTACTAATATACCTAGCACTACAACCTTACAAATAAATGCTGGCAGTAATGAAACAGGAGCAGGAGCAACTACTTCTGGAGGTATAACTTATTTTCAATATTATCATGTTGGACCCGCTGAACAAGTTGGAGTTTTTGGTTATGGTATATCTCAATGGGGTGGTGCCGTTACAAACCCACAAACAACAACTTTAAATGGTGCATTAAACGCTGACTCTGCTGGAACTGGTGGTTCAGGAACTACGATTAATGTAGGGAGTACAACTGGATTTCCAAGCACAGGAACAAATTTTATACAAGTAGATAATGAAGAAATATCTTACACAGGAATTACAGCTACAAGTTTTACTGGAATTACTAGAAATGTTAGAGGAACAGCCAACGCTTCTCACAGTAACGGTGCAACCGTTACTAACTTTAGTGCTTACTCTGCCTGGGGCCAAGCAGCATCGACCACGGATAAAGTTGCAGAACCCGGTCTCTGGTCTTTAGATAATTTAGGTAGCACATTAATTGCTTTAATATTTAACGGTGAATGTTTTGAATGGGACGCAGATGCATCCAATGCAACATCAACAAGAGCTACAATTATATCAGGTGCACCAACAGCGTCACGTGATATGTTAGTATCTACTCCCGATCGTCACTTAGTATTCTTTGGAACAGAAACAACTATTGGTAACAAAGCAACACAAGATGATATGTTTATTAGATTTTCTTCTCAAGAGGATATAAATACTTATACACCTACAGCTGAGAATAGTGCTGGTACACAAAGACTGGCCGCCGGATCACGGATCATGGGTGCTAAACTTGGTAGAAATGCATTATACGTTTGGAGTGATACAGCTTTATTTACTATGCGTTTTGTTGGAACTCCTTTTACTTTTGCCTTTGAACAGGTTGGTACTAACTGTGGTTTGATTGGTAAGAATGCAGCTGTTGAAGTTGATGGCGCTGCGTATTGGATGTCTGATAATGGTTTCTTTAGATACACCGGTAAACTAGAATCTATGGACTGTTTAGTTGAAGACTATGTTTACGATAATTTAAATACAACATCTAATCAAATGGTTTATGCAGGTATTAATAACTTGTTTGGAGAAGTTACATGGTTTTATCCAGAAGCTAACTCTAATGTAAATACACAATCAGTTACTTATAGTTATTTAGACTCAACTGCTAAACGACCTATATGGTTTGTAAATGCAAGTCCTTTATTTATTAGAACTACATGGCAAGACTCAGCTGTGTTTGGTTTACCACATGCAACTCAATACGACGCTGATACAGATACATCTTTTGATGTAACTGGAAACACAGAAGGTGTTTCGTATTACTATGAACATGAAACAGGTGTTAACCAAGTAAGACTAGGAGTAACCACAGCAATTCCTGCTGACATTACTTCAGGTGATTATGATATTACACAAAAAGTTGTAAGAGGAGCTGCAACTAATTTAGGAGATCTTAGAGGTGATGGTGAAAACATTATGAGAGTAAGTAGAATCATACCAGACTTTATAACTCAACAAGGAAATGCTATTATCCAATTAGATTTAAGAAATTATCCAAGTGATACAGCAGTTAGTTCATCCTTAGGACCTTTTACAGTTACATCAGCTACAACAAAAGTAGATACACGAGCAAGGGCAAGAGCTATAGCTCTTACAATATCTAACACAGCTGTAGATACCAGTTGGAAACTTGGAACTTTTAGGTTAGATATACATGCTGGAGGAAGACGATAATGATTGATAAAAAAATGAAACCAGTTGTTCAAGGCGGAGTTGATAATTACTTAGGTAAACAGCCACAAGTTCAAGCGCC